CCCCAAAAACAAGGGACATACCAATGCCTACATAAAAGGGTAGGCACATCATACAATTCACCAGTTTTCCAAACCATTCTGATTTTCTTGTAATCCATTCTCTTGGTGTGTTGAATATACTACCAAAAACCATAATGTTTGATATCCCATAGGAAATGAACAACCACATAATAAAATTCATCATAATCATTAATTTATTATTTAAAATATAGAGAAAAGATTCCGTAAAAAAAAGTAAGTTGCCGAAAATTATTCGTCGTATAATGAATTCATATTACTATTTTTCATTAATCTACCCTTCCCTAATTTGGATAGTGAATTTGTAATGTTATCTAAATCCGTTTTAAGTTTTTCATTCTCTTTCATTAACCTATCTATCTCATCATTGTTAACTACCTCCCTAACAACTTCCACAATTTTCTCAACCGGAACTTCTTTAATCACCTCTTTAGTTACGGTCTTACTCTTACCTTTCTTTTCAACAACGACCTCTTTAATAACCTCCACAGGTACCTCTATTGTTATTTCTTTAATCACTTCCCTAATGACTTCAACGGGAACTTCAACAATACGTTCTACTATCTTTTCAACAATAACTTCTTTGATTGTTTCTTTGGGTACTTCAATAATTTCTCTAATTTTATTACCATTCGGTATCTCACCATATTTTAACAAAGAGAACCCCCTATTGAAGGTTTCTTGTGCTTGTTTATCAATATCTGTTATGTTATTTAATTCACAAAATTGTATGAACTCTTTATCCAAGATTAACGTGTATTTCTTTTCCATCTTCAATGTCTTTTATATCGTTTATTGAGAAATGAAGAAACGGTTGTTCGTTGTCCAAATCATGAAATGTATATTCATCTTTTTCCACATCATAAATACCGTACCCGTGATGTTTAACTGTCTCACCAAAGTTTTGTTGTATTAAACTTCCTACCATAATTGCATGTCCTCCGTTAGGTAATGTGAATCTTGCTCTTTTGTGTATATCTCCACATAATAATAAATCTAAATCAACAAAATTTAATCTATCATAAGCGTCTTCGAATATAAAACCTAAATCTGTTGATAATCCTTGAATTGGTCCGTGAAATAAACCAACCGTTAGTTTACTATCATCTTTTGTAAATTCAGGACGTGCGTTGTGTTGATATAGTGAATAAACAATCCATTGGATGTTTTCGTCAATATATTCACCACTATCTTTATAATAAACAATAGTTGGATCATCTAATAGTTGAACTACAGGAGTTATACTATCCATACGTTGGGTATTATTTTCCAAGAAATCATGATTGCCAGGAATAATAACCACTTTACCGTATTTGGATAATTCCTTTAGGAACCAACTTGTTAATAATAGTTGTTCATTAGATATGTTTATCTTTTGATGCGCTAGGTCCCCTGCAACAACTATACGAATTTCTTCATATTCAATACCTTCTTGATGCCACACAATATTATGTTCTCGTATCTCATCAATTAATGTTTCAAATTGTTCTCTATACAAATCATGCATTTGAATTGTACGAATATGTAAGTCGGCAATGTGTATTATTTTTTTGACCATCTTGAAATATATTTTGATAAATCCATTGTAAGGATTGCATTTGTTATTTGTGGTGGAACTTTATATTCGGTAAATGTTCCGTCTTCTTTTAAAAGAACTATAACTCCACCTAATAATTTAGTATCGGAATATTTTGTTCCTTCTAACATCTTACGCAACAATCGACCATATAATGGTAATTGTAAATAATAATGACCTAAGGCATTATCATGAAAATTATTAAATGGTGGATATAATCTACCAGTGTAGTGATGTACCTCAAAGTTCTTTGGCTTATTACTTTTCCAATCTGTTATTACAAATCCAAAATCATCTTTTGTTTTATTTTGCATCAACCAACACTTATCGGGTTGACCCGTGTATTGTTCTGTTGGGTCTCCTAATACAATCTCAGTATCTAATAATACCCCTCCTCGTTCTAACATTAAATCAAGAAAATCTTTTCCCGCTTTAATCATTGCATCACTTTTGCGTTGTTGTTCCTCATTAATTTCAAATATTGGTTGTCTAACTTCTTTGTAATTGCCAAAACGACCAATTAAATCTTTCTCCAATTCAAAGTGAACTCTACTTCCCATATTGGTTGATAAGTCGCCAGCCTCTTTCCATTCGGCAAGTAATTGTGATTGTCCTTCAGGGTCTCCTTTTGACATTTTAAGTGCCATACCATCAGCATCAAATGGTTTGTGAAATTTCTTAACTACTTTAGATACGGATGGAAAGTTCTTTTTAATTTCACCATCAACATCTTTCATATAGTAAATGTGTTCTTCTTCTATGAATGTTAATTCTAATTCTTGTCTTCTCTTTTCTAATAAATCGTTTATCTCTAATGAGATGTCTTTTAAATTCATGTTACTCTATTTGTTTCATTTTATATTCACTTAAGTTTCCTTGTAAATCGGCAATATCTTTATCCCCTTCTAATTTAATACTCCATACTTTTCCCATTAATTTACCACAATTCAATCTATGATACAATCTCTCTTGGTCATTATAGGCGTCAGGGTCAAGTACTATAATAATTTTTTTTGCATTATCATATAGTTTTTTAAATAAATGTTCACCCATAAACTTTCCTAACATTGGAATTGCGTTTGGGATAAAAATACTATCGAACGCACCTTCAACTATATAAACAGGTTCGTCCCAATTAATTAAACTTTCATTGAAAATAATGATTTCCTTTTGTACCACGGGGTTCATATATTTTCTCTTCGTTTTATTTAAAAAGGAACGAGCAATAAAGTAATTCAATCTTCTATTTTCATCATATGAAGGAATGATAATTCTATTTTCATATACACCTGTAGCACAAAATCCAATATTATAAAGTTGTAACATCAAATCGGTAATATTTCTACTTTTAATATAATTGTATGCCTGCTTATATCCTGGTGTTAATTTCATCCCAAAACTAGCATCTTTAAATGGAATAAATTCTTTTGGTAATCTAACTGGTTTGTATTCTTTTTTATTACCGTCCTCATCTTCTTCTGGTTTTAATAAAATATACTTTTTAAGTTGTTTAGGATTACCAAACTTCTTAATTAACTTATATATTGAACCGTGTGTTTCGTGAGATTCAGCACATACCCAACATTTATAAACACCATATTTGTAATTGATTTCCAAGTTTCCTTTACCATCACCTTTTTCTAACCCTTTGATTTCATGAGAACACACAGGACAGTCAAAAGACACTTGGTATCTATAATCATTATGATTCTTATAGTCACCAAATATGTCTTCCAAAATTTCAAATACTGCGGAATAATCTACTTCTTGGGTGTTCATGTTGTATATTATAACGAAAAAATCTTATAAAAAAAAATGGAGGCCAGCACACCACCGCTGGCCTCCTACCAACCAAACAAGGCTTTTAACCCTTGTCCCGTCCTATTATTAAATATATCATTGCTAAATCGTAATATAAAATATAAGTTGCCGAATATTATTTATCCAATTGTTTTATCATATTGAAGTGACCAATAACTGCGGTTGCGGCATCGCTCATATCAAAATTTTCTTTTTTCAATTTACCATTCTTATCATACAACCATTGAACATCAGGACATACATCATTAACGTGATCCCAAATAACTTGTTTCTTATCGATGTCTTTTGGGTATCCACCAAATAACACATTTCGTCCTTTTTCATTTGGACCTACTAAATCAGGAAATGCATATTTTCTTGCATTATATGTTGAAATGAATGTTGGAACAATTTCAAAAATATCATAAATCAGTTTACATATCATTGTATTGTATCTCAATAATGTGCCTACCGTATAAACGTTATTTGAGTTTAATAAAGGTTCCTCAATGATGACGCGGGTAATACCCATATTCTTATAACCTTCCAAATGTTTTTGAAAAGCATTAGCTTTCATCATAAGTTCTTCCAACTTATCTTCAGGTTGTGGTTTAATTTTTGGGGAAAAATGCGTCAGTTCTAATAGTTTAGAACCTGAAATATCAAACAAAGCAAACCCGATGACTTTTGTGCTAATGTCAAGTCCTAAAATTTTTGGTTTATTTTTTAATTTAATTAAATTATCATTCATAATTATAATATAGTGTAAATTAAATAAAATGTAAATCGTTAGAAATCTAATTTAACTTCAATTACCTGATTACCACTTCTTGTTAATGGGGTTGCTAATTTACCCATTGCTAATACTTCTTTGTTTGTGTTTAATAATGCAACTTCAGTTATTTTAGATGTTCCAGTAAAAGTTGGGTTCTGAGATGTTGTAAATTTACCTTCGGGTAGATTTAATTTAAAGTCCATTTCCTCAATATCACTTGATCTTACTAATGCAACCGTACCTGTTATTGTTCCACCAGACAACGCTCTATCAACACCAAACGAAGATAAACTTGATGAATATGTTGTTGTATCCGCAAATTTGGTTTGATTAATTGTGAATGTGAATCCTGTTTTCAAATCATCTATTGAACTTAAATCACCTGTGTAATTTCTAATCTTCCAAGCATCTGATACGGGATTTGTACCGTTATTTGTTAATTGATGTAATATATGAAATTGAGTCGCAGTGTAACCACTATTTAAATGTTTAAATCCACCACTATTAAATTTAACGGTAACATTTTCATTATTAGTTGAACCTGTTACTTTCATAAAATAATTACAAGGTAAATCATCTGATACTGTACCACCACTAAATTTATAAGTAACCCAAAGTGTTTTTCCTGTTGTTAATGTGGTTATATAATCATTATTGGTTACAATAACATCAACCTTTGGTGCCGTTAATGTATAAAATCTTGACGATGATGTATCTAACGCGGCAACAATTTCCTCATCATCAAATACTACAAGTTTTTGATTGTGAAATATTTTACCAACCGTATTACCAGTATAATCCACTAAATCTCTATACGGTAATTCATATCTTGAATTGTAATTAGATACCATTTTTTTATCAACGGTTCCCATTGTAAATGTTGCTCCCGATGTTGCACCAGTTAATCTGTGATACATAATTGACGTCAACGTCACATTAAACGATGTTTGACCGGTTGTATTATCGATACAGATATAATCATCATATTTAAAGAACCTATAAGGGTCACCAGTGGTTCCGCTCTGTGTATAATGTAATATTGCAATTGCTTTTTGTTCTTCAGGTGATATAGTTACCGCAGTTCCTGTGGTGTCATATATTGTTGTTCCTGTATTATATGTTTGTCCTGAAGATGATGAATAACCTAATAAATTTTTAACCCCAACATATGGATTAGTTGTACCTGTATTTACTAATCCAATTGGATTTTTATCCCAAACTGTACTCAATGTCCATCCACTATTTGTTGTGACTAAATTCTTACATATTGTAGTATTTGAGCCATCCACTGGTATTCCAAAAAAGGTACTTCCACTTGTATACCACAGTGGATATTTTATATGACTATCTTTATCAAATGGTGCCAATATATTCTGACTTGATGTTCCACCGCTATAATTGTATTCAGAATCTCCTACCGCAAAGTAACTCACTACAAAATTACCTTTTGCAATAGAGTTTCTACCCTTTTGTGTTAATCTTGCTGCAACCGTTGCTGAATATCCTGTATTTAAAAAGCTCATATGTTATAAATATTTATGTTATTATTCTATTTCTTCACAATTAAATGTTACACTATCATAAGTTGTACTACCTGTAATAGGTACGCCATATCTTGGTTTTCTATAATCGTATTTTGACCTATTAAAAATGTTATTTCCAATTAAGTTTCCACCTGTCCATAATGTAGTCGATGGAACAAATTGTTCTACAACTTTTAACCATGACGGACTCATTTTGTTTATAAACTCATTAACCGATGTGAAGTTATATGGGGTGAATCCGGTGTTAGTGGTGTAATCATAAAAAACTTTTGTCAATCCACTATATGATTTACTAAATTTAATATTGTTTGAATTTGTAATAACTTGACTTAATGCTGTATTAATAAAATTATCAAAAGTATTTCCAGTTTGTGGTGTTAAATTTCCAAATGTTTCACTATTATTTCTTGATCTTCTATAAACGTCATAATCAATAGTTTGTGACGGTGATAGATATATGTTGATATTTTTTCTATTAAGAATTAATTTAGATGAATCATCGTCAGTAACAACAAACGCCTTTTTATTGTCAATTGAACCTTCTATGTTAAACCCATAATCTAATCCCGGTAATGTTCTAAAATTATCAAAATATTCTTCTCCGTATGTGTAATCTTTTGATTTTGTTTTAATGGTTTTAGTTCTACCTGTTAGTTGAAAAACTCCATTAACAAATGATCCACTGGATAAATCCGTATCAATAATAGTACTAGACCTATGTTCTAAAGTTAAATCATTCCATCCTGAACCTTTTTGGAAAAATATATCTGAAGATAAATTTGTTGTTTTTCTTGGTAATCCATTTTCATCAATTGGGTATTCATCTCTACTTAATGTTGATGAACTTGTAACTGAACCAGTTGCAAGTGTATACCCTGTTTGAGTTCCTCCGCCAATTTTATTGTAGGTGACTACTGTTGATGTGAATCCTGTTACTAAAGTATCAACTTTTGTTCCTTGAATTACATCATATAAATCGGTTTCTAAATTAGGATTGTTTGGTAATTTTGTTACATTGTATATGTGTTCCTCAATTTTAATCATTGGTTCGGGTGCACCTAAGAATTTTAAGAAAAATTCTATAGATACTCTAGTTCCTTTAGATTTATAAAGATGAGTAAGGTTAACTAATAATCTTCTATAAAATTCATACTCTGCCTCTATTAATGTCTTACCAACTAATAAACCATCAAATACACTATTTTGTCTAGTGTATAATGTATCCTCTAATGTTTTTTCATCAAATAGATTAGTGGTTGTTAGTCCTAATGTTTGTGAAAGATTTTTCAATAACACATCGGGAACATTATTTATTCCATCATAACTTACATTACGCATGTAAGCAATATTGTCTATATATTTTTTTACTCTATCAAATGACTGACCATATAATTGAAATATTGATTGTGCTTTTTGGTCATCCGTATCAAACTCAAATAATTGTGGTGCGGTTAAAAATCTTATAATTAAATTAGATTTGTAATCATCAATCTCATCACCTAAACTACTTAATTGACTAATGTAATCTGCATAATCAATACCAACAATTTGTAAATTCCAACCATCTTTTGTTGTTGGCCAATTAACATATACATTAACGATTTCAGTTTTAGTTTCATCTAAACTGTCTTTCGGTACTTTAAAACTTGCTTGATATTTTGGATTGGTTTCTCTATTTAATAAAAGAGTTTCTAATTCATCTAACCCACTAAAAAATTCTTCGGTAATTCCATCATTTGGTCTTATTAAAACACTATCGTTTATTGTTGAACCTGTGAATGGTTTTCCTTTAACTTTTAATTTAATTAAATTTAATGCGTTAGGTTCGGTATATGAAACAATATCATATGTTAGATTAT